AAAGTAAAGAATGCACCTGTAAAATATTTTGCAAGAGAACATGCAAACGCATGGGATGATAACAAACTAAAACAAAAAACAAGATCGTGGAACAGATCAGAAAAAGGTTACACCTGTAATCAAAGTCCTATTAGTGATTTTTGTAAAAAGGGTATCTGTGTTAAAAAGAAATTTGGTATACTGGCAGGATCAAAAGGACAGTATCCTGTATTAACAAACTTAAGAAAGATAGATATAGAACCAGATCCAGAATATGAATTTGATGTTACTAAACCAGATGGTATTGGTAAGGCAACAGTGCATTGTAAAACAATCGAACACGTAACAGACCAACGTAAACGTAGAAACTCAATAGCAAAAGCTGCAGGGTTTCCACCACCAATTATAAAAGCACCAGAAGATCAAACAGTTTTAGAAGCTTTGTTTCAAACACAAAAAATAATTAATCCACCAGTAGGTACATCACCGAGAGAAAAATTACATGATGTATTGCATGCAAAAATAAATGGACCTAAAGCTATGAACGATGCATCATTTAAATCTGGCACAGTATTAGTAGAAGATGGTTACGCATACTTTAAGTTTGATAAATTTTATGACAAACTAAAATCTAAGAACTGGAAACATGGTGAAGACAAAACAGGTGTTATGATGAAAACTAATTACAAACATTGTGACATACAATTTTTAGAACAAAAAAGATATCCAAGCACAGTAAAAAATAAATACAATACCCCTACGAAGAACATAGTTTGCATAAGTATAGAACAATTCAAAGATATAAAAATTAATCACACAAAAATAAAACACAACACGGAGATAATGTAGTGGCGAAGTATTTAATAATTTTAACACTCCTAACAGGTTGTTCATACATTGATGATAAATTTAATCCTACAACTACTTTAATAAAACATATAATAAAAGGACAAAAGAAATGAAAGCTGTTAGAAAAATCTTAGGTCCACCAGGTACAGGTAAGACAACTAAACTTATTAAGTATGTAAAAACATTTGTTAAATTAGGTACACCTATTGATAAGATAGGATATTTTGCATTCACAACTAAAGCAGCAAACGAAGCTATTGATAGAATGTTAGACTACCACACAGCTTTTAGTAGAAAAGATTTAAAATATTTTAGAACCCTACACTCACTGGCCTTTACACAACTAGGTATGAAGAAAAGTAATGTAATGCAAGACGAGCACTACCAGGACATAGGCCGTAAATTAGGAATAGAAGTTACTGTTTATTCTAACGGTGAAGAGAAGACAGGTTTTGTAGATTCCGATAGTGAATACTTTAATATAATTAATGCAGCAAGAATAAAGAATGTAACTGTAGAAGAAGAATACAACACCGACATGTATTCAGAAGACATAGACAAACATCTATTACAAATTTTAAAAGAAGAAGTAGAAAATTATAAACAAGCTTATGGTCTAGTAGACTTTACCGACATGATCGAAAAATTTAATGTGGCCGAATTGTGTCCGAAATATGATGTAATATTTATAGATGAAGCGCAAGATTTATCGCCAATACAGTGGAAAATGTACGATATACTTAAGAAAAACTCTAAACATGTTATACTAGCCGGTGATGATGATCAAGCCATTTATGGTTGGGCAGGTGCAGATGTACAACGATTTCAAGATGAGCCTGCAAAAAACATAGTTTTGCCACAATCTTACAGGGTGCCACAACAAGTGCAATTTGTTGCCGATCAAATACTAAGTCGCATACCAGATGATAGGCGTATTAAAAAAACATGGGCACCGCGTCCGGAATCAGGGACCGTGGAACATATAACGGCAATAGAAGATGCACCTTTGTATGAAGGTGATTGGTTAATTTTATCTAGAACTAATGACAAATTAAATAAATTAAAATCTGTTTTAAAAGATATGGCTATTTACTTTGAATTAAAAGGTAGAAAGAGTTATAAGACAAGATTGTATACAGCAGTAAAACATTACACAAGATGGCAACAAGGAGATTTATTATCTCTATCTGAAGTAAAAGATGTTTTAGAACAGACAGGACAAAGTCCAGATCCTTTTCCTACAGAAGAAAGAATGTATGATCTATCAGAGTTTGATCATTTAAAATCACATGATTGGTATGAAGTGTTTACACAAGACTACGAAGAATGTTTGTACATTAGAGAAATGCTACGTGGTGAAGAACAACTATCTAAACCTGCAAGAGTAAAGCTGTCTACAATACATGCAGCAAAAGGTGGGGAAGCAACAAATGTTTTAATTATTTTAGATAACACAAAAAAAATAAGAGAAGCAGTGGACAAGAGCGAAGACAAACACGATGAAGAGCACAGAGTTTGGTACGTTGGAGTTACACGTACAAAACAAAATTTATATATAATGACAGCTAAACAGGAGGACAAAGGTTATGACATCGAAAGCATTACATAAACAAGTTTCGGGAACTCATTACATGTATATGGAAATACAGCCGGCAGAGTTTATAAACAAGAACAAATTGCTTTTTGCAGAAGGGAATGCTATAAAATACATATGCAGACATTCTCGCAAAGGGGGAATAGAAGATATAGATAAAGCAATACATTATTTAGAAATGATAAAAGAAAGGGACTATGGAACCAAATAACCACATACCACATTACATGGGTTTGTTTACGTGTCTATTAGTTTTGTGTTACTTGATATGAAAAGAAGTGTAATTAGAAAAACTATTAAAATAGATAAACATAAATTTAATTTAGAAATATATCCACGACTAGTTGACTGGGAAATATTTCCACACAACTACAACGCTGCTTTGTATGCATTTAGCAACAAAGATAAACTAACAAAACAAATACAAATTAACCACGTATATCAAAAGGAAACAAAATGAAGATACCTACCTTTAGCGCACAAACAGAATGGGTTATACCTAAAGAATTTCCTGACCTAAGACAGGTTGACGAAATTGCAATTGACTTAGAGACAAAAGACCCAGACTTAATTAAAAAGGGATCTGGATCTATAATAGGTAATGGAGAAGTTATAGGAATAGCTGTAGCAACTGCACATTACAAAGGATACTTTCCTATTGCACATGAAGGTGGTGGTAACATGGATCGTAATAAAGTTTTAGAATGGTTTCAAGATATTCTTAAAACAGATTCTACAAAAATATTTCACAATGCAATGTATGATGTGTGTTGGATAAGAGCTATGGGTCTAACAATTAATGGTATGATTGTTGACACAATGATAGCGGCAGCTGTGACTGATGAAAATAGATTTAGATATGATCTCAATAGTTTGTCATGGAAGTATTTAGGTTTTGGTAAAAACGAAGCAGCACTTGCGGAGGCAGCAGCTGAGTGGGGTATAGATCCAAAATCTGAAATGTATAAACTGCCATCACTAAATGTTGGTAGCTATGCTGAAAGAGATGCAGAAGCAACGTATGGTTTGTGGCAAGAGATGAAAAAAGAAATTATAGCACAAGACCTACAATCTATTATGGAGTTAGAAACAGATTTATTTCCATGTCTGGTTGACATGAGATTCAAAGGTGTACGTGTAGATGTAGAGAGAGCACACTCACTAAAAAAAGAATTAATCAATGAAGAGAATGGTTTATTAAATGCAATTGAAAAAGAAACTAATGTACGTCCACAGATATGGGCGGCAAGTAGTATAGCAGATGTATTTGAAAATTTAAAAATACCATTTGAAAGAACAGAAAAAACACAAGCACCATCATTTACAAAAAACTTTTTACAAGAACACAAGCACCCTGTTGTAAATATGATTGCAAAGGCAAGAGAAGTAAACAAAGCGCATACAACTTTTATAGATTCTATTCTTAGATACGAACACAAAGGTAGAATTCACGCAGAGATAAATCAATTAAGAAACGCTGGGGGTGGCACGGTTACTGGTAGGTTCTCCTACCAGAATCCAAATCTACAACAGATACCTGCACGTAACAAAGACTTAGGTCCTAAAATAAGATCTTTATTTATACCAGAAGAAGGTTGTAAGTGGGGAGTCTTTGACTATTCACAACAAGAGCCTCGTCTTGTTGTACACTACGCAGCATTATATAAACTACCATCAGTGTATGATGTAGTTGATTCTTATGAATCAGAT